TATGGCGACAATTACATCAGATGCACGGTACGGTATCTTGTCAAAATCTGGTCCCGATGCTAAGAAAATGTTCACAGACAAGGTCGTACCAATATCAGTCAACTACCCGTTCTTCTTTAAACCAATACAAGACGGAATGGACAGGCCAAAAACCGAACTCGCTTATAGAGTTCCAGCAACGAAATACACGCGTAGAAAACTTGAAACAAATCAAAAGTCACAAGAGCTCGACGGTCTTGACACAACAATAGACTGGAAAAATACAGGTGACAACTCTTATGATGGTGAAAAATTAAAACTGCTAGTTCACGATGAAAGTGGTAAGTGGGAGAGACCTAACAACATATTAAATAATTGGCGAGTAACAAAAACTTGTCTTAGATTAGGTTCTAGAATTATTGGTAAATGTATGATGGGTTCTACTAGTAATTCATTAGACAAAGGTGGTGATAACTTTAAAAAACTATATAATGACTCAGATGTTACACAACGAAACGCGAATGGACAAACTCGCTCTGGATTATATAGCTTGTTCATACCTATGGAATGGAATTACGAAGGATACATTGATTCTTATGGCTTACCTGTCTTCGAAACACCAAGTAAACCTGTTAAAGGACCACAAGGTGAAATTATAGATTTAGGTGTAATAGAATACTGGGATAACGAAGTAGAAGGATTAAAGCAAGATCAAGATGCTTTAAATGAATTTTACAGACAGTTTCCTCGCACAACCAAGCATGCATTTAGAGATGAATCAAAGCAATCTTTATTTAATCTAACTAAAATATATGAGCAAATAGATTTTAATGAAGATTTAAAAAACTCTATAAATGTAACAAAAGGTAATTTTGCTTGGAAAAATGCAGTACAAGATTCTGAAGTAATATTTTTACCTAATAATAATGGTAAATTTTTAATAACTTGGATACCACCAGTTGATTTACAAAATAGATACGTAACTAAAGGTGGTATTAAATATCCATTAAATGATAATATAGGTGCTTTTGGGTGTGACCCTTATGATATATCAGGCACAGTTGACAAAAGAGGATCAAAAGGATCTTTACATGGTTTAACTAAGTTTTCAATGACAGACACACCGCCAAACCATTTCTTTTTAGAATATATAGCTAGACCTCAAACAGCTGAAATATTTTTTGAAGACGTACTTATGGCTTGTGTTTTTTATGGTATGCCAATACTTGCAGAAAACAATAAACCAAGATTATTATACCATTTTAAAAGAAGAGGTTATAGAGGTTTTTCTATGAATAGACCTGATAAAAAAAGAAATAAATTATCTGTAACAGAGAAAGAATTAGGTGGAATACCAAACTCTAGTGAAGATATTAAACAGGCTCATGCTGCTGCTATTGAGTCATATATAGAAGATTTTGTAGGTTTGAAAGAAAATGGATACGGTGATATTTATTTTCAAAGAACATTAGAAGACTGGGCAAGATTTAATATAAACAATAGAACAAAACACGATGCTTCTATTAGTTCAGGATTAGCTTTAATGGCTTGTAACAAACATAGGTATACGCCTAGCGCTCCTATAAAATTAAAAGCTGTAGATCTTGGAATAAAAAAATATGACAATAGAGGAAATACATCAAAAATAATAAGTTAATGAATATATATACCAATACTAGAAGTGCATTTCCTAGCCAAGTTGTTAGTGACCAAGAAAAAGCTAGCATTGAATATGGTAAGCAAGTTGCTCAAGCCATAGAAGGTGAATGGTTTGATCAAGGTAGAACAACGGGTAATAGATATTTAACTAATTGGAACAATTTTAATCAATTAAGATTGTATGCTAGAGGAGAACAAAGTGTGCAAAAATATAAAGATGAATTATCTATAAACGGTGATTTATCTTACTTAAATTTAGACTGGACTCCTGTTCCAATTTTATCTAAATTTGTAGATATAGTTGTAAATGGAATATCTCAAAAAGCGTATGATATAAAAGCTTATGCTCAAGATCCTGAGTCTGTAAGAAAAAGAACTAGTTATGCTGAAAAGCTTTATGAAGATATGATTTCAAAAGAATATCTTTTAAACTTAGAGCAAACTTTAGGTATTGATGCTTATCAATCACCTGACAAAAGCGTTGTTCCAGAAACACCAGAAGACTTAGAGCTTCACATGCAATTAAGTTATAAGCAGTCTATAGAAATAGCACAAGAAGAAGCTATATCTAGCGTAATGGCACAAAACAAATATGATCTTACTAGAAGAAGATTAAATATGGATTTAACAGTTTTAGGTATTGCAGCTGTTAAAACTAATTTTAATACTGCTAATGGTGTAACTATAGATTATGTAGATCCTGCATATATGGTATATTCATATACAGAAGATCCTAATTTTGAAGATATATACTACGTTGGTGAAGTAAAATCAATAACAATACCAGAACTTAAAAAAGAGTTTCCTAATATATCTAGAGAAGAACTAGAGTTTATAGAAAAAATGCCTGGTAATAAATCTTATATTACAGGTTATGGCAACTATGATAATAACACGGTACAAGTTTTATATTTTGATTACAAAACGTATCATAATCAAGTATTTAAAATAAAACAAACAGATCAAGGATTAATGAAAGCTATTGAAAAGCCAGATACATTTGATCCGCCAGAAAGTGATATGTTTGAAAGAGTTTCTAGATCTATAGAGGTATTATATAGTGGTGCTAAAGTTCTTGGAACTCAAACAATGTTAAAGTGGGAGTTATCAGAAAACATGACAAGACCTACAGCAGACACTACAAAAGTGCAAATGAATTATGCTATATGTGCACCTAGAATATATAAAGGTAGAATAGAGTCTTTAGTTAGTAGATGTACTGGATTTGCGGATATGATTCAGTTGACACATTTAAAACTACAACAAGTTATATCTCGTATGGTACCAGATGGTGTATATTTAGATATGGACGGACTTGCTGAAGTTGATCTTGGTAATGGTACTAACTATAATCCTGCAGAGGCATTAAACATGTATTTTCAAACGGGTTCTGTAGTAGGTAGATCATTAACTCAAGACGGTGAAATGAATGCTGGTAAAGTTCCAGTTCAAGAATTACAAAGCGGAAGCGGTAATGCTAAAATAGCTAGTCTTATACAAACGTATCAGTACTACTTACAAATGATACGTGATGTAACCGGACTTAATGAAGCTAGAGATGGTAGTTTACCTGATCGTAATACGCTAGTTGGTTTACAAAAACTAGCAGCAAATGCTTCAAACACAGCAACTAAACACGTACTGCAATCTAGTTTATATTTAACATTAAGAATAGCTGAAAATGTAGCGTTAAAAGTAGCTGATGCATTAGAGTTTCCTCTTACTAAAAACTCATTACAAAACTCTATATCAACTTTTAATATTAAAACATTAGAAGAAATAGTAAACTTAAATCTTCATGATTTTGGTATATTCTTAGAATTAGAACCAGACGAAGAAGAACAAGCTCAATTAGAACAGAACATACAAGCTGCAATACAACAAGGTGGAATTAACCTTGAAGATGCTATAGACTTAAGACAAATTAAAAATCTTAAGCTTGCTAATCAAATGCTTAAAGTTAAGCGTAAAGCTAAACAAAAGCAAGATATGGAAATACAGCAGTCTAATATACAGGCTCAAGCTGATGCTCAAGCGTCGACTGCAGAGAAAACAGCTATGGCTGAAGTTCAAAAACAAGAAGCTATAACAGGAAGTAAAGTTCAATTTGAACAGTCTAAAAATCAAATGGAAATAGAACGCATGCAAGTACAAAATGAACTTGAAATGCAAAAAATGCAAAGAAGATTTGAGTTTGATATGCAGCTTAAGCAACTTGACATGCAGGCTGTAGGTGAAAAAGAGAAAATGATTGAAGACAGAAAAGACAAGCGTATTAAAATGGAGGGTACGCAACAAAGCGAAATGATAACACAAAGAAACGTAGATGGACCTCCTATAGATTTTGAAAAAGATGTAGACGTCGACATGAACGCGTTTGCTTAATTTTTATTTAATTATTTAATTATATTATATTATGTCAGAAGTAAAAACAAATGAACCTGTTAAACAGGAAGGTGACTTTAAATTAAAAACAAAAAAGAAAACACCTAAAAAATTAAACGAAACTAAGGATAATATTACTAAAGTAAATGTTAATCCTAAAGAACCTTTGATTGAATTAGAACCGGAGGTTAAAAAAGTAATAATTCCAAAACAAGAAGAAAAAGAAGATGCCATTCAAGTCGGAGAAACAAAGGAGGTATCTGTGGAAAAACCATCCGGAGATAGCGCAACGGTGGGAAAACCTGTACAAGAG